AAACTGATCTGCTTTTGCGTTAGCAATAACTGCTGACGTATTAGCAAGAGTAAAGTTTGCACCGTCTGCACCAAGAACTGTTCCACCATTAAGCGAAGGGAACAGGGCAATGATGTCGTTGTCTTTCTTGCGAGCCATTGCGTCACCCATCTGGCGACCAATGATCTTGAAGACATCTTCATTGTTTTGCTGGAGAAGGGTGTCGGTAATAATTACCTTCAGGCCAACTTCAGCGGTAGTAGCGGTGACAGTTGAAACATCAATGTCTTCGCTATCGATCATGTCTTGACCTTCTGCCAAGTCCTCAGCGGTCATCTGTGCGACCTTGGGGATTGTCAGTTGGTACTCGCCCTTGCCAAGATTGAACTTTTCAATAAGTCCAACCATCGGGGCATTATGTTCTTCGGTATACCTGGCTGATGCAAGCATGATTCGACTCATGTTTTGCAGATTGCCAGTACCGGAAGTCTGTACTGCCATTATTTATACCTCAGCCGAAAATGGTAAGCCCTAGCTTCTTAGAAGCAGCGCGAGCCATTTCTGTGCTTATCGCAGAATCACCTGCGTTATATCTATCTAAAACGTCCTCGGCATTGGTAGGTGCTACATCAGCGGCTGGAGTGGCTCCGTTCATTTGCTGCCCCGGAGTAACCTGCTGAACTGTTTTTTCCAGCTTGGAAATCCTGGACAACGCCTTCGCGTGTCGCTCCATAGACTGCGGGTCGGGAAAGTCCTGCAACTCTGCGTATGGAATCCCGTACTGTGACGAGAGTTCATATGCCTTGGCAAGCTGTGTGCGAGAGTTTAACTCCTGCTCAACCTGCCGTTGTCGCGCTGTTACCTGCTCCGCCTGGGCGTTCGCAATATAAGCTTTCTTTGCCAGACCGGCCTGATGGTTGCCCATCTGCTGTGCAGTCGCATCGTCTAAACCCTGATTAATAAGGTTCTGGGTTATTTCCTGGCCGTATGCAGCCACATCTGCCTCTAAGGTATTGATGTTGGTTTGCTGCTCGGCTAAAGCCCGCGCCTGCTCTGACTGTTGAAGCTGAGTTTCCATCTCTGCCATCCGTTTATCGGTAGCAGACTGGTACTTGCGAAACTCCTCGCCTGATTGTGGTGTAGTTCCTTCCGTGCTTTGAGGTTCGGTCTGAGATTCAATCTGAGGTGCAACCCCGATAGGTGTGTCTGCCGGTTCCGACAAATCCTGCTCGACCTCTGGTTCAGCAACTGCTTCTACCGGAGTTTCTTCAGGACTCGGCGGGGTTTCGGCAACCTCTACCGTGGATTCCGTTCCTACATCATTTCGCTCAGTAACCATAGTTGTCTCCAGAACATGACACCACTAGATGGCATATCCCACTTTTGGGGTTTTACAAATAATAAAGCATTGCCTTGCAAACTGGCAATTACCGCTGTATTCCAAGAGCAGGTAATAGTTGGGAGATATGCGCTATTAGCGACTCTCCACTACTCTTACCAAAGTAGTATTTTTTCCCGTCAGCTTCTTCTTCCCACGGAGTACCATTCCTTTTTCTTGGACCAAGCAACCCACGCAAATCATCAAGTCCGGGGATGTCGTTTCTGTCGCGCCATTCCTGTAACTGTCCTTGAAGTTCCGGGGAAAGCTTTTCAATGAATTTGTCCCGAACCGGTTCTAACTTATCCCAATCTAAAACACCACTGGATTTGTATTTGGGATCATCGTAAAAGGCGTACCAATCGTTCAGCATTTTGTCGAAGTCGTTTGTTGGCGGCTCTCCTGTCCAGCCAGTTAATTTAGGCTCCCGTTTTGCCATCTCTATTCTCAACTGATCCAGACGGGCATACTCACCCGTTGACAGTTCTGTTATAGCTTTTGATAGGTCATTTAGTTTCTTCCTTGTTTCACTAAACTTATGTTCCGGGTCGCTAATATCTTCCACAAAAGTATTTATAAGCGAAATTTTATTTTCTCTTGTTTCAACCCTAATATCGTTTTTGGCAATACGATGTTCAGCAAATACATCCCCCCGCCCTGATGCTTCTATATCCATATCCATCAGTTTTTTCTTAAGGTCAGGGTCTTCTTTTATTTTGAAAAGTTCAAGTTGCGTAAGCTGTTCGTAAGGCTTCTGAAACTGCTCCATAGCCTGTCGTTCAAGAAGATTTCTTCTGAGACTCGCGCGAAGATTTAAGCCTGTTGCTTCAATCACTTCTCCTGTCATGCTTAACCCAGACGGGTCTTTAGGAATAAGATCTTCTGCTCCAGGTACAGCCTGTTGCTTCAATCACTTCTCCTGTCATGCTTAACCCAGACGGGTCTTTAGGAATAAGATCTTCTGCTCCAGGTACAGTTTCTCGGGCTACCCTTTCTGCTACACCACCTACCCCTATTGGAGAGAACATATCAAGCCCTAACTGTGCTGTACGGGAAACTACTCCTCCCGGCCCAACATCGTCTATTGGTGCGCCATAAAAATTTTCTCCTGTAGCTTGGTTCATTGCTGCTCTTACAGGCACACTAAACCTAGAGGTTACAAATGACTGCGGGTCAAGAACGCGGAATGCTGTATCCATCTGCCCTACAAGATCTAACCGAACTGCCGTTCCGTATTCTCCTCCAACAGGTATGTCAGGAGCCGCAAACTTGGTGTTATAACTAAAAGGTAAAGGACCCCAACTATCTTTACTAACTGGAGAATATCTCTCTGATGGAAGACCTTTTCCTGTTGACGCAAAATGAATTGCATTTGCTGAAGCTATTAAAAATACATACCCGCCAAGCCAGTGCTTTGTCCAGAACTCTTTGTTCGGACCTGTCAATACTCCCAGACTTTGTTTTAACAGACCTTCTGACTCACCAATAGAAAAGAATAGTCGCAACAATCCATAACGTAAAACCCTGTTTTGTATTGCTGACATTACTTCAGGAATAGTTGAATACTTTGTATTTGCCACAGATGCTATTCTTGCGACTAACTGGGCATCGGTCAGGTCGGGATACATCCTTGCCATTGAAGGTGCAATATTTGAAATAATGTCTCTCCACATTACAGCAGGATAAGTTCCCTCAAAAAGCCCATCACGAAGCATTTTCTCAAAATCAGCTACTGCTCGGGCTGCGGACTTTACTTTCATTGCACCTGTTTCTGTTGCAATATCACGGACTATCTTATCCATGTCCGGGGGAAGGATTGTACGATCTCTCAGGTTCAATGCTGAAAGCATTAGTTCTCTACGGTTAACGCCGGGTCTTCCTTCAAGAATTGGCGTTGTATCTTTGAGGGCCGAATCACGTAAAGCCCTGCGCCTTGCAGGCCCTATTTTTGCACCAAGTTTAGTTCTAGCAGGAACCATCTGGTAAGGAACTCTTGCCATTAGTAGTTCCGCAGCACCTCGTGGCAAACTCAATAAATGTTTAACTGCTGTTAACGGCTGTCCGCGCTGTAATGCGTCAACGGCTCCTGTAAAAGAACCAAAGCCTAATCGGCTAAGGAAATCAATATCCTGGAAGAAACTAAGAAATAACTTTGATTGTTTTGGAATAAACGTAGCTATATCAATAACTTTGTTAAGATCTATATCTCTTCCGCCAACATGAATTGATCCCATACTTGGGGTCTTGCCGTACATATTTTCAAGTTTATTTGCAACTCTATTCTGAACTATCCATTTTCTAGTCCATCCGACTGTTTCTTTTCCTGTTGCTGGATCTATAGCTGCAAAAGGTTTTCCTTCAAATGCAGGGCCTACTTTAGGAATACGCCAGTCTGCGGGAATACCAGACTCTCCTTTATCCCACGGTCGAATAATTTCATCGCCAGCCTGTTTTAGTGCCTCAATTAATTGAGACTGTTGGCGATGTCGAAGTCCCATTTTTGCTGATTGATTTATTTGCTCAAAAGGATTCCAGAATAAAGGCTCAAAGCCCAAAGCGCGCATTTCACTATATGTAGCACCGGATCTTGCAAACTCAAATCCCGGCCTCATAACAAGATTACCGCTGCTATCTCTTGTCGCTTTTGCTATTTCTTCAGGTGGCTTCCACCCACGGAAAAAGTAATCTTCAACTGTTGCCATTTTAGGATCAAAGTCGATCCTCATTACTTCTTCAAGATTTGTTTGGGTCCGCGCAAGTTCAACAATCTCTTCATATCCTGCGGGAACCGGACCTTCTCCATGCAAGGCAGCGTGAAGAGAATCAGCTATAGCTATATCTTCTGGTGTTTTAGGAGCAAGCACCTTGCCTTTACGAGAACCCCACCCCAAGGCAAGTAACATATCGTTACCTTCATCAACAGCCATTCTTGCTTCGCCCTCAGCAACCCTGACTGCGCCAACATGCTCTCTAAGAAGTGCTTCGTCAACTCGCTCACCAGGCATTTTTGAATCTACAGCACGTTTCAGTAATTCGTTAGGCTCTTCTGGAATTGCGCCTGTAGGTGGTTGTCGCCTTCGTGGTGGCGATCCACCGGGATCAGGCGCAGCTTTTTCTATATGCGCCTTCTTTGCAACTTCAGGTGGAATAGCTTCAGGGTTTGTTGCAGCAAGCTTGTGTATCTCATCAAGGTTTTGCGGCGTTACCTCTTCTGGAGCAAACCAACGACCTGAAAGGCTTTCTTCTATCGGTGGCAAATTCTTAAGGGAAACTCCCCCAGCGAGGGTATGACCAATAGAATCATTAGTACGCTGCCGGTTTGCTAAAGCTATTTGCTCTTCACGAGTCTTTCCTGCACTAGCGGCTCGCGCCTCTTTTCCCTGCTGTATAGCAATATATGTTTCGTCACCAACATCTGCACCTTCTTCAGCCACTTCCCTAGCAGTAGCTTCTGCTGCTTCCAGTTCCTCGCGAGTACCTGTAATTCTTCGCGCGCCCACATCCAAGTCACCAGCCGGTCTACCAGTACCCACGTCATCTATGATCGCCTGCTGCTGCGGAGTTACTTGGCGAGCAGCAGCCTGCCCTGTGGGGGCAACGTCAGCAGCACCAGCAGGCGTTCTAAATATCACATTAGTTGCACTATCAGGATCAATTATCGTTTCTAATCCTCGACGAGATACCTCTAAATCAATATGGTGGTTTAATATTTCTCCTACACGACCTATACCGGGACTATTAGAAAGTTCATACCAATTAGCATAACGCGCAGCACTAGTTAACTGCTCGGTTGATAGTTGACCTATTGGTGTCTCAAGAAGCGGACGGACTTTATCTGCTTCATATGCACCGTCAGCAGGCAATATAAATCTATCTATAACTTCTTTTTTTATACTCGAAAGTTTAGACAGTAATGTCTTTTTACCCGCAACTCCCCTAGCAGCAGCGTCAGCCTGCCTAACTGGAGTGGTTGGTGCTTGGGTAATCCGAATCGGCACTTCGTTTATACCGAGTTCTTCCAGAACGGCAAGGCGGTGCGACCCTTCCATCACCATGTAATTGCCGTTTTCCATCCGTTGCACTTCCAGAGGCTGCTGTAATCCTTGCTCGCTTATTTGGCTCTTTAAATTGTCTAAATAGGCACGTTCTTCCTGACGCAGCCTTGCGATAGGAACATTCGGGTCAGCAAGTTGCGCCAACTCCTGACGGCTAACCATTACAACGCCTTCTTGACCCGCCGCCGTTGTGACTTCAGGCGGTGCGCCGCTCACAGAACGTGCGGCAATCGGGAAGTCATTAGGAACTCCCCCAGCCCCCCTAGCAGCAGCGGTTGGTGCAGCATCAGTTAAAATATCTGGGTCTTTTAGATATGCTTCAGGCGACAGATCTAAAGTGGTTCGCGGGCGACCTAACGCAGCTTCATCTGCGTAATTAAAAATCTCGAATTCTACATCGTACTTGTTAGTTGCCTGTGCAGCATCTTGAACTGCCTGTCTCATGGGGGCAGCAATTTCATCCATCTTGTTAGGATCAAGACCTACTGCTTCAAGTTCTTCGCGTACTAAACC